ATGGCGCAGAACCGTTCGTTCCGAGATTACGTTTCAAATCGCTTCTATGATCAAATCCATGCGGCCATTGCTGGCTTTTTGGAGGAGCGCGCTGACGAACTGCGGTTCTCCTCCTATTCGGTGCGGTCTGTGGACTCCACAGAGTTGTCCGATATAGATGTAAAGCAGGTCTACGTAGATAACCGGCCGGGCATGGGAATTGCGTTCGATATCATTGTTGAGGCGCAAATAGAGATCTCGGAAAGAGACCGCCATTATGATCGATACGACGACCAATGGCCGTGGTTCAAGATATCCTGCACCGGTGATTTGTCCCGCCACCTCGACGATTTCGCAATACTGGACATCCGCGAATACAACTCTAAGAGCAAGCAGACCAACCCGATGTCAGATTCACTGGTGCCGATCATCGGCAAGGAGCAGCTGGAGAAAGAGGCGACCGAATTCCTGCGGCGCAACTATCCGGAAGCACTGAAAGCACCCATGGCAATTGATCCCTCCGACCTTGCGCAGCGTATGGGCCTCAATGTTAACCTGAAGCATATCACCCCAGACTTTTCGGTTTTCGGCCTCATCCATTTCCATGAATGTAATACGGAATACTTTGATAAAGAAACTGCATCGTTTGCCACGACCACCGTGGAAGGCGGTACCATCTTCGTAGACCCAGATGCCTATTTTTTGCGCAATCTGGGTTCTGTGAATAATACCATCGTTCACGAATGCGTCCACTGGGACTTGCACCGGAAAGCCTTTGAACTGGAGCGCTTATATAACGAGCAAGCGACGCAAATCAAATGCCAGGTCGTTGGCGGCATCAAAGATAACAGGACCAGGACTGCTACCGATTGGATGGAATGGCAGGCAAACGCACTCACACCGCGCATCCAGATGCCATATGCCCAGGCAAAGATTAAAGCGGCCGAATTTATAAGGAATTACTTACGGTTCTTTCCAGGTTCTAAACTTATCGACATCTTGGAACCCGTAATTGATGAGATGGCTTCGTTCTTCTGTGTTTCTCGTTATGCTGCCAAGATCCGCATGGTCGACCTTGGCTACGAAGAGGCGATTGGCACATTTACATATATTGATGGCCGGTACGTAAAACCCCATTCTTTTAAGAAAGGTAAGCTCCTACAGAACCAAACCTTTTCAATCAGTGAGCGTGACGCCATTATTGAAAGCACAATGGTACCCACCCTTCGCGAAAAAATACAGAGCGGTAACTACTTATTCGTTGATTCCCACTTCTGCATCAAAGACGCAAAATATATTGAGTATAATGAGGCTGGACAGGCTTTTCTGACTGATTATGCACGACATCATATGGACGAATGTTGCCTCGTATTTGATTTATTGGTACATAGATCAGCAAACAGTTACTGCAAGCAGTTTTATACAGAATGTGTTTTGTATAGAGATGCTACATCCGACATAATATTTGAAGCACACTTCAGCGACTCAAAAATCAATAATGATGTAGATGCGCAGGCAAAGGCTATTATAGCCTATAATAAGGAACTGGCTGAAGTTATGCAGAACCTGCCTGGTGGATTTTCAGGGGCGTTAAAGTCTCTCATGACCTGGAAAGGTAAGACCGTCGAAGCACTTGCCGGGGACTGCTGCCTTGATCCAAGAACCATTCAAAGGATGCGAAATAACGAGGCTTATGAGACTACGATTGAAACAATTGTTGCCATATGCATTGCCCTCCAGCTACCCCCTGCTGCAAGTGACGCATTAATAGGTCGCTCGGCATGCTCACTTGGCGTCAGCGAAAAACATCTGACCTATCGTTTCCTATTAAACTCGTGTTACACAAAGACAATTTATGAATGTAATGAAATGTTATGTAGATTAGGACTTGAGCCGCTGACAAAAGAAATATAAAAAAGTTTTAAGCGACCCGGACATTCTGTGTCCGGGTATTTTAATGCCATTACGCAGTAATTCAAACATATTTGCCCCTAAAAATGAGTCCATACGACCCATTTTTAGGGGTTTTTTCATGTTAACAGCTATAACAGACGGACATTCCATGTCCGTGTAAGGAAGATGAGATTTTACTAAAATGTAATCAATCCCCATGGACAACCATCTGGCCAGGGTTTCCCGGTGTCTATGTGAGAACAATTGAATATCTACGCCGACCGCCGGGAAGCGAGGCTGTAGCCGAAACAGAGGATACCCTCTTAGGCTTGCAGACTCTCTTCCCTTGGTCTGGTTTGTCATGCCTGCAAGAGCTCTCTGTTTCGGCAAAGCCGAAGGAGGGCTTATATCATGCAAAAAAACGACAACCCCAAGCAAACCAGAGACTATCGCATCCCCGCAACAAGGCAAAACAGAACATTCAAGAAAACCCCCATCCCGCACAGAACGAAGTTCGGCGAGCCGATGTCGTACTACATCCTCTCGGAGGATGGCAATCAGCATTCAAAGGTAACACGGACCATATGCCTTGCCCTCCCCGAAAGATATGACAGCCAATACCCTCAGCGGTGGTTTGTGGACGAGGAATCTGGCCTTGTAGTCAAATTGCCTTGTAACGAACTTGGCGAAAACATTGCCCGCGAGAATATGCGTTCCATCTGGCGCGAAGAGAAGTATCAAGAACGTAAATGCTCGTGCGTTACCAAAGGCTCACCTCGTTGCCCAAAGACCTGTAGCAACTGCCCGATGTTCAATGATTGCAGATCCCAACACAAAGAAGATAAGGGCTTGAAATGCTTTAAAAAATGTGAATATTGCAATGAACCAAACACAAGTCGCACTGTGGATCTGGATATGTTCTTTGGGCGCGATAACGATGGTGACGGAGCAGAAGCACACTATGAACCTGCTGATCCCAGCGACATAGAGGCTATTTTCGAAGACACCGCTCTGCTTTCCACACTAAATGCCGCCTTGGCTGCACTCTCCCAGGAAGACAGAAACCTGATAAGGGACATCTTCTGGCACGGGAAAACAGAGCGACAGTTGGCACCTCAACTGGGTCTAAAGGAACCAAAAAGCGTTAACAAGCGTAAACATCGCATTCTTGAGATACTGCGTCAGAACAAAGACTTGAAGGAATTTTTTGATTAACTTCCACATCCAGTACGCAAACCGCCCCTCGCTGTCTGTAGAGGGTGAGGGGCGGCGAACCGTCCCGGAAACGGAGGTAGTCTTATGCAATCAAAGACAAACAACACGGACACTGAATTGCGTGACCATGACATTGACGAAGAACTCGCAGGCATTCTCACCGCAATAAGCATTGTGTCCAAACGTCTCGCCAAGAAGCTGCTCGCACTTCAACAGCGGGATGAGCCCACCGAGGAAGGAGGTAAAGCGGGTGAGCAAGATGAGTGAACTTGATCTTTGTGTCAGCGAACTGAGGAGTGCCGCGCAATCCCTAAACACAGTGGCGGACAGCCTGGCAGCCCTGTTCAGCAACGGTAACAACCCCGAATCAATGGTTGAGCCGCAAACCATCGCGACCACTACCAAACCGATAACGCTGGAACAAGTACGTGCAGTACTTGCAGAGAAATCTCGTGACGGATACACCGCAGAGATCAGGGCACTGCTTGAAAAGCACGGAGCCTCAAAACTGTCGGGGATTAATCCTGACAAATATCCAGATCTGCTTGCGGAAGCTGAGGTGCTAGGAAATGGGTAAACACGCTCTTCTCTCGGCTTCCTCCTCTGACAGGTGGCTGAACTGCCCTCCCTCCGCAAGGCTCTGTGAGCAGTACGAGGACAAAGGTAGTAGCTACGCCGCCGAAGGCACGGACGCACACACCCTTGGCGAATACAAGCTAAAAACCGCACTCGGTATCCGCGCCAAAGACCCGACTACTCGCCTTGCATATTACAGCGAAGAGATGGAGGAATGCGCCACCGGTTATGCTGCTTACATTATGGAGCTGGTGGAAACTGCAAAGCAGAATTGCACCGACCCCGTGGTGCTTATCGAACAACGGCTTGATTTCTCCAAATACGTCGAGGGCGGTTTCGGTACGGGCGACTGCGTGGTCATCGCCGACGGCACACTTCACATTTGTGACTACAAACACGGGCAAGGAGTGCTGATTGAATCTAAGGAGAACTCACAGATGAAATTATACGCTTTGGGTGCGCTGGAGCTGTTTGATGGCATCTACGACATCGATACGGTCAGCATGACGGTATATCAACCAAGACGAAATAACATCAGTACCCACACGGTTTTCAAGGAATCCCTGTACCAATGGGCAGATGAAATCCTGAAGCCAACCGCCGAACTCGCCTACGCAGGTGAAGGTAAATTCAACTGTGGCGAATGGTGCCAATTCTGCAAAGCAAAGCATGATTGCCGTGCCAGAGCCGAACGCAATATGGAACTCGCCCAATACGACTTCAAGTTACCACCGCTGCTTACTGACGATGAGGTCGAGGATATCCTTGGAAAGATTGACGCCCTGATTTCATGGGCATCGGACATCAAAGATTACGCCCTCCAGGGTGCTCTCAGCGGTAAGCAATGGAATGGCTGGAAGCTGGTCGAGGGGCGCTCCAACCGCAGGTATACAGATGAATCAGCAGTAGCCGATGCTGTTAGTACCGCCGGGTTTGACCCATATGAACGCAAGGTTCTCGGCGTCACCGCCATGACAACTCTGCTCGGCAAAAAACGCTTTGAAGAAGTTCTCGGAAGTTACATTGAAAAGCCTCAGGGCAAACCGACGCTCGTGCCGGAGAGCGATAAACGACCGGCAATCAATAGCGCACAACAAGACTTTAATGAAACTTAAGGAGGAAAATCTTATGTCCACTAACGCAAACAAAGCCAACACTAATCCTATGAAGGTCATCACAGGTCCCGACACCCGCTGGTCTTACGCCAATGTCTGGGAAGCAAAGTCCATTAACGGCGGCACTCCAAAGTTCTCGGTATCGCTAATCATCCCCAAGTCCGACACCCGCACCGTGGCTAAAATCAAGTCTGCGATTGAAGCCGCCTACCATGAGGGCGAAGCAAGGCTGAAAGGCAACGGAAAGTCCGTACCGCCCCTTTCCACCATCAAGACGCCCCTGCGCGATGGCGATGCCGAACGCCCGGATGATCCAGCCTATGCCAATTCCTACTTCATCAACGCAAACTCAGCGACCGCCCCCGGTATCGTTGATGCCGACCGCCAACCTATCTTCACACGATCCGAGGTTTACAGCGGTGTTTATGGAAGGGCAAGTATCAATTTTTATGCCTTCAACAGCAACGGCAACAGGGGCATCGCCTGCGGATTAAACAACCTGCAAAAAATCCGCGACGGTGAACCGCTCGGTGGCAAGTCCAGGGCCGAGGATGATTTTGACACCGACCTTGATGAGGACTTCCTGTCGTGAGGACAGTCAGCATCGACATAGAAACTTATAGCAGCGTAGACCTCGCCAAAAGCGGGGTCTACCGCTATATGGAATCACCGGACTTTGAAGTCCTGCTCTTCGGATACTCCATTGACGGAGGTGAGGTTCATGTTATCGACCTCGCCAGTGGTGAGAAGTTACCAAACGAAATATACTCAGCACTTATTGACCCCACAGTTATAAAATGGGCTTTCAACGCCCAGTTTGAAAGAATCTGCCTGTCAAAGTACTTAGGTTTACCCTTGGGTCAATACCTTGACCCGCAGTCTTGGTGCTGCACGATGGTATGGTCGGCATATATGGGCCTTCCCCTTTCCCTTGAAGGCACCGGCGCAGTCCTCGGACTTGAAAAACAAAAGCTGACGGAGGGCAAAGACCTCATCCGTTACTTCTGCAAGCCGTGCAATCCTACAACCGCCAATAGTGGTCGGACACGCAATCTTCCCACCCATGAACCAAACAAATGGGCTGCGTTCAAAGAATATAACCGCCGTGACGTTGAAACTGAAATTTCCATACAGGGAAAATTGGCGAAGTTTCCTGTGCCGGAGTGTATCTGGGAAGAATACCACCTCGACCAAGAGATAAACGACCGTGGCGTTGCACTGGATATGGAATTTGTGCGTCAAGCTATTGGAATAGATAATGCCTCTCGCGCCGAGCTGATTCAAATGATGCGTGATATCACAGAGCTTGAGAATCCCAACTCCGTGATGCAAATAAAGCAGTGGCTTTCAGAGCAGGGGCTTGAAACCGATACACTCGGCAAAAAGGTAGTATCCCAATTGCTGAAAACTGCTCCAAAGCCGCTCGGCAGGGTACTGGAACTTAGGCAGTCGCTGGCAAAGTCGTCGGTCAAGAAATACACAGCGATGGAAAACGCCGTATGCGCCGATGGACGCGCCCGTGGTATGTTCCAGTTTTACGGTGCCAATCGCACCGGAAGATGGGCTGGCAGAATAATACAATTGCAAAACCTGCCACAGAACCATCTGCCTGACTTAGAACAGGCTCGCGGTCTTGTTTGCAGTGGAAATTTCGCGGCTTTAGAAATGCTCTACAACTCCGTACCGGAGGTGTTGTCGGAACTTATCCGCTCTGCCTTTATTCCTAAACCGGGCTATAAATTTATTGTGGCGGATTTCTCGGCGATTGAAGCACGGGTCATTGCATGGCTCGCCGGAGAAAGGTGGCGCAACGAGGTGTTTGCTACCCATGGCAAAATTTACGAAGCATCCGCAAGTCAGATGTTCCATGTCCCCATTGAAGAAATCACCAAAGTTAGCCCGCTCCGCCAGAAAGGAAAAATTGCCGAACTTGCCTTGGGATACGGCGGATCGGTCGGTGCACTTAAGGCAATGGGCGCACTGGAGATGGGCCTTAGCGAAGATGAACTGCATCCGCTCGTTGCTGCATGGCGGGCATCAAACCCAAATATCGTGCGCTTCTGGTGGGATGTTGACCGTGCTGCAATGACGGCGGTCAGGGACAGAACACCCACGCAAGCTCACGGTATCCGATTTGTCTGCCAGAGCGGAATGCTATTCATCACTCTCCCATCCGGCAGGAGGCTTTGCTATGTCAAGCCACGGATAGGCACAAACCAGTTCGGTTCTTCTTGTGTGACCTATGAGGGTGTCGGTGCCACAAAGAAGTGGGAGCGGTTGGAGTCCTACGGGCCAAAGTTTGTGGAGAACATCGTGCAGGCTACCAGTCGCGACATCCTATCTTATGCCATGCAATCACTCCGTCATTGCTTTATCGTAATGCACGTTCATGACGAAATTGTCATCGAAGCCGAACAAGAAATGTCCGCTGAAGTTATATGCCAACAGATGAGCCGGACACCACCGTGGGCGGAGGGCCTTCTGCTCCGTGCCGAAGGGTTCGATTGCCCATTTTATAAAAAAGATTGAAGCGTTAGTACGCAAAACTACCCCTCCTGTCTGTAGATGGTGAGGGGTTTGTTGCCTCTCGAAAAATCTATTTTCAGGAGGTTCTAATATGAACAATTTAAAGGTTTTTTCCTATGAGGGAAACGACGTCAGGACGGTGCGCCAGGGTGACGAAACCCTCTGGGTACTGAAGGATGTGTGCGATGTTCTTGGTCTGTCGGATACAAATAAGGTAGCGGAGCGGTTGGACAGCGATGAGCTGACCCGAATCAAATTCGTGTCAGGTGGCCAGACCCGTGAAATGTATGCTGTCAGCGAAAGCGGACTTTACAATGTAATTCTTCGCTCCGACAAGCCCGAAGCCAGGCGATTTAAGCGATGGGTCACTCACGAGGTTCTCCCGACAATCCGCAGGCATGGCGCATATGTTACCCCCGCCAAGCTGGAAGAAATAATGAACGACCCCGACGCTTGGATTAAGGTGTTAAGCGCCCTCAAGGAGGAGCGCGCCGCCAAGGAAAAGCTTCAGCTTGAAGCTGCCGAAAACAAACCGAAGGTCATCTTTGCCGATGCGGTATCGGTATCCGACGGAACCATCCTTATTGGCGAACTGGCAAAAATCCTCAAGGGAAACGGCATTGAAATCGGTCAGAACCGCCTGTTTGAGCGGCTGCGTCAGGATGGATATCTCGTCAAGCGCAAAGGCACGGACTATAACGCCCCGACGCAAAGGGCGATGGAACTGGGTCTATTCAGGGTTAAAGAGACCGCAATCACCCACTCGGACGGCCACGTCACCATCAGCAAAACGACCAAGGTCACGGGTAAAGGCCAGCAGTATTTTATCAATCAGTTCCTTGGAGAAAGAGGTTGCCATGGACAGATATAACAGTGAGGGATACCCCGATCCTACTGCTGCCGAAGCATTATCCAATGTAGCCCGAGAGGAAAAAGCGGTCAAAACCTACCGTCCGCTTGTCTACGTTGCTTCGCCGTTCGCCGGGAACACGGAATACAACATATCAAAGGCACGGGGCTACTGCCGTTTTGCCGTTACGAAGGGGTGCATCCCAATCGCACCCCATTTGCTGTATCCGCAGTTTATGGATGACGATGACAAAGAACAGCGTGAACTGGGTTTATTCTTCGCGCTCATCCTCCTTGGAAAATGCGATGAACTCTGGGTCTTCGGCGAAAGGGTAAGCGACGGAATGGCTGCTGAAATAGTCAAGGCAAAGAAATGTGGTATGCCTGTAAAATACTTTAACCACAAATGCGAGGTGCTGGAATATGGAACTTAAAATCGCATACGGTGACAGCCGTCTGTCAAAGCGATGGGTCAACAAAAAAACCACCTTCGATGAATTATGCGGGAGGTTCAAGGTTACCCGCCGGACAACCGAAACCGTAGCGGAATACCGTAAGTTCACCAAAGATAAACGGGACGCCGCAAAGGATGTAGGTGGCTATGTCCTTGGACACCTAAAGGGTGGCAGGCGTAAAAAAGGTACTGTGGATAGCAGATCAGGGATAACCCTCGATGCAGACCATGCCGATGGCACCTTCATCGATAACGTGGAAATGCTGTTTCCATACAGGTGCGCGATTTACTCTACCCACAGTCATACACCGGAAGAACCTCGCCTCCGGGTGGTCATACCACTTGCCCGCGAGGTCACACCGGATGAGTACGCCGCACTATCTCGACTGGTAGCCGACGAAATCGGCATGGACTTTTTTGACGACAGCACTTACGAGCCGGAGCGATTGATGTACTGGCCTTCCTCTCCATCCGATGGAGAATATATCTTCAAAACCATAGACGGAGATATTCTGAATCCGGATGCATACCTGACCAAATTGTCCGACTGGCGGGACTGCTCGCTCTGGCCCACCTCAAGCCGCCAGTCCGAAGTGATACAGCGCAGTATTACCCAACAGCAAGACCCATTAACCAAAGAGGGAGTAGTCGGTGCGTTTTGCCGAGGCTACACGATAGAAGATGTCATCGCGACGTTCTTGCCGGATATATATGAGCCGTCTGCAATGAGCGGTCGATATGACTACATCCCCGCAGACAGTTCGGCAGGCGTTGTGGTCTACGAAGGAAAATGGGCTTACTCCCACCACGCCACCGACCCTGCCTGCGGTAAATTGCTCAACTCCTTTGACCTCGTCCGTATTCACAAGTTTACTGATCTGGATGACAAGGCAGCGTTCAAGTCGATGAGCGAGTTTGCCGTGAAGGATGAAAAAGTAAAGATAATCCTTGCAGAGGAGCGCATCGCCAAAGCAGAAAATGACTTCGATGAAGGCGCTGACTGGAGATCACAGCTTCAGCGTGAGAAAAGCGGCATCCTATCCAACACCCTTGGCAATCTGCTCCTTATCCTGAACAACGACGAAGCCATAGCAGGTATCCGCTACAATAAACTCGCCAGCCAGATATACGGCGAAGGACTCCCATGGGAGCGACCCCATGCACCTTGGCGAGATGCGGACACCGCACAGCTTGTAGCCTACATTGACAACCGTTACGGCACATTCTCGGCGCGCAATTACGAACTGGCCCTCACCAAAGTAGCTGATGACCGCGCCTACCATCCGATACAGGAGTACATCGGCAGCTTACCCGAATGGGATAAGGTTCCCCGTGTTGACACATTACTCATTGACTACCTTGGCGCGGAGGATTCGCCCTATACCAGGGCGGTCACCAGAAAAACACTTGTAGCGGCAGTGGCAAGAATCTTAAATCCCGGAACCAAGCACGATTCCATCCTTGTGCTAAACGGCAAACAAGGCATCGGGAAATCCACGCTTTTTTCAAGGCTCGGTCGGCAATGGTACTCCGACAGCCTTTCCATATCGGATATGAAGGACAAGACCGCCCCCGAGAAGTTACAGGGGTACTGGATACTTGAACTGGGAGAACTCGCGGGCATCAAGAAAATGGACGTAGAGACGGTGAAGTCCTTTATCACCCGTGTGGATGACAAGTACCGACCCTCTTATGGGCGGGCGGTGGAAAGCCACCCCCGACAATGCATAATCGTCGGAACAACCAACAGCGACGGCGGCTTCCTGCGGGACATCACGGGCAACCGACGTTTCTGGCCGGTACGGGTATCCGGCGAAGGCAAACACCACGCTTGGGATCTTACGGAAATAGACCAGATTTGGGCGGAGGCACTTGTTAAATACAGCAAGGGCGAAGAGCTTTACCTCAAAGGCGAGTTGGTGGCGGCAGCTTATGCCGAACAGCGCGAGGCAATGGAAAACGACGACCGTGAGGGGCTTGTAGCCGAGTACCTCGAGACCCTGCTCCCCGAGAACTGGGACGCTATGGATATCTATCGTCGTTTGGAATATATGCGCTCCCCCGATGATCCGACGAGGGCAAAAGGCTCGGTGCTCCGTACTCAGGTTTGTGTCATGGAAATTTGGTGCGAATGCTTCGGGAAGTCCAGGGAGTCCATAAAAAAGGCCGACTCCTACGAAATCCAAAGTATCTTAAACAGGTTGGGCGGCTGGGTCAAATGCGCGACGGGAAAAACCGGCAAACGCAATGTGCCCATGTACGGGCCACAGCAGGTGTTTATCAGGGTAGAACCTATGCCCATCACTGACGATTAAGGCTTCGGCAACGGATATCGGCAAAGTCGCACGCCCTTATAAAATCAGCGTTTTAATGTTGCCGTTGCCCATATGCCGATAAATAACCAATTAATTTTTATTTATATAGTAATAGAAGTAATTGGCACACGTAATACGCACGCATAGTATTAATAGGAAAAATCGGCATGATGGGCAATCGGAAAAGGAGGCTTTTATGCTGGAAAAAACAATAGAGCGAAAGCTTGTAGAAGCAGTCAAAACAATGGGAGGTATCGCACCTAAACTCACCTGCCCTGGTTTCGATGGGATGCCCGACCGCTTTGTACTCCTGCCCAAAGGTAAAATTGCTTTTATCGAGGTTAAAAGTCCTGGGGAGAGACCCCGTCCCTTGCAGGAGTCAAGGCATGGAATGCTGAGGCGGTTTGGGTTTCCTGTATATGTACTGGACAATGAAACCGCAATCAGGAGGATACTTGATGAAATACAATCCACATAGCTATCAGAAATATGCAACAGAATTTATCCAGAGAAATCCCATCTCATGCCTTCTGCTTGACATGGGGCTTGGCAAAACATCGATTACGCTGACCGCATTAAACGACCTGTTGTTCGATAGTTTTGAGGTCCATAAAATTTTGGTTGTTGCGCCTTTGAGAGTGGCACGCGATACGTGGCCGGGAGAACTTGAAAAATGGGATCACCTTCACGGCCTTATCTGGTCAGCGGCAGTCGGCACTGAAACGGAACGGAAAGCTGCGCTTCATAGGCGAGCCGACATCTACATCATCAACCGCGAAAATGTCCAGTGGCTTGTGGAGGACAGTGGTCTGCCCTTCGACTTTGACACAGTGGTGGTTGATGAATTGTCGTCTTTCAAGAACCACCGGTCAAAGCGATTCAGAGCGATGATGAAGGTTCGCCCAAAGGTAAAAAGGGTAATCGGTCTCACCGGCACACCTTCTTCCAACGGCCTGATGGATTTGTGGGCGCAGTTCCGGCTTCTTGACATGGGTCAGCGACTCGGTCGATTCATCGGCCAGTACAGAGCTGACTACTTTATCCCGGATAAACGCAACGGCCAGGTGATATTCAGCTACAAACCCCAGCCAAACGCCGAAAAGGACATCTATCGCAAAATTGCCGACATCACCATTTCAATGAAGTCAGCAGATTATATAAAAATGCCGGAGCTGGTGAGCGTTGAGTATCCTGTTCAATTGTCCGAGAAAGAACACAGTCGCTATGATGAACTTCGGCAGGATCTGGTCCTGACACTTTCCGGTGGAGAGATAACCGCTGCCAATGCCGCCGCCCTCTCCGGCAAACTCTGTCAAATGGCAAACGGTGCGGTGTACGGTGATGGTGGCAAAATTCACCACATACACGACCGCAAACTGGACGCCCTGGAGGATTTAATCGAAGCTGCAAACGGCAAACCTTTGCTTGTGGCGTACTGGTTCAGGCATGATCTGAATCGGATCTCCGACCGTCTTAATACTCTACGTATCCCCTTCTCATGTCTTGATTCTTCCGAGAGTATCAATCGTTGGAACAGTGGCGAGTTGCCGGTCGCACTCATCCACCCCGCAAGTGCCGGGCATGGGCTAAACCTTCAAGCCGGAGGCTCAACGATGATATGGTTCGGTTTGACATGGAGTCTGGAGCTCTACCAACAGACCAACGCACGCTTATGGCGGCAAGGCCAAACCGCCAAAACGGTGATTATACACCACATCATCGCCAAAGGCACGATCGATGAGCGCGTCATGAAAGCTTTGTTCGAGAAGGACAAAACGCAAACCGCCCTTATCGATGCCGTAAAGGCAAATCTGAAAATCTAAGACAACCTTCGACAACAAATGACAATCCGTGCCAATCCGAGTGGACTTTATTATTCGGAGGTACAGATTATGGATCCTTACCAAAACCTGGCTAATGCCATTGTCCTGCGGGCGGCAGAAGATTATCGTAATGTGGCCCTATTCCTTAAACACCACCGCCCCATTCGCAAAGAGGATCAGGATGACGAAGCTTACATTTGCGCCTTGGCTGATAAGAACTCTATAGATAGGTTCTTTCTTGGAGCTTGGTTCGCAACTTTATCCGACCTTGACGGGAAGGTGCTTTTGGAAAAGCTAAAAAGCGAGGTGGCCTGATATGACAGCAAAAGAATATTTGAGTCAGGCTTGCCGTCTAAATGAAATGGTAAACTCATACCTAGCAGAGATTGATAACCTTCGTGCCCTTGCTTCAAGTATATCCGGCAGTAATTTTCAAGAGCGTGTTGACCGTACCCGTAATACGGACCCTCCCTTCGCCCGATGCATCTGCAAAATCATTGATATGGAAAAGGAACTCAGTAAAGGGGTAGACAAGCTTATCAGCCTTAAGGGTGAAATCAACGATGCTATTAACCAAGTTGCAAATCCTGACGAGAAAATGCTTCTCAGATACAGGTATATTAATAACTATTCTTGGAGTAAAATTTGTATCTTGATGAGTGTGTCCTGTCGTACAGTACACCGCATTCATTCGTCGGCATTGCAAAAATTTAACGTTCCCAATTGAAAGTTGGCACACTTTGGCACAACTTGGCACACCCATTATGTGATACCGTTATAATAGAAAATTAGTGTACAGAGAGCCATTGCGGAGAAATCTGCAGTGGCTTTTCTTATGCCCAAAAGGAGGTGAACCGATGCCCTATAAACCCAAACGCCCCTGTGCATACCCCGGCTGCGGTCGGCTTGCGGATAGCGAGCAATACTGCGCCGAGCATAAGAAGGTTGTTACCAACCGTTACAACAGGTACGAACGTGATCCGGCATCCAATAAACGCTACGGCAGGTCCTGGAAACGAACCCGCGACCGCTACATTAAGGCTCACCCTCTTTGTGAGGAGTGCAAGAAGCAAGGCAAGCTCACTGTCGCTGAAGAGGTACACCACATCCTCCCGCTTTCCAAAGGAGGCGGCAACGATACTGATAACCTCATGGCTCTATGCAAATCCTGTCACTCCGGTATCACAGCCAAGAGCGGTGACCGGTGGGGGCGGTCAAATCCCTAAAACTTTTTCAAGCGGACAGCGGCGCGGGGCTTCGTGTGAATTTCTCAGAAATCAAAAATCAAAAAATCAAAACGGAAATCAAAATCAAAGCGAGGTGACGCTCATGCCCAGCGGAGGCTATCGTCCGGGGGCAGGTCGCCCTCGGAAAAATATAGGCGACAAGAAACTCGAAGGCAAGCCCACCAATACGGATGGCGCGGGTCAGCCAAAGCCTAAAAAGGTAAATTCCAAAAATGTGATGGCGGACTACTTCTCGATGGCGATGAAGGAGTGCGAAAAGGAAGTGCCGTCTGCGGATGTCCTTCGTGCCGAGATTGAGGAATACATTACGGCTCGGGGCTGTGACGGTTATGTCGCGCCGCAGACGATTACGGATTATGTGCTAAACAGGCAGGGTTTCCTCGCCTGTGAAGCTATGAATCGTAAAATCGGGCGCATGACCAAGGAACTGAAGCTGTCGCCCTACGTCACGGCTGGTTCTGCTTACTATAAGGCGATGCAGGGCGATTTTAACCTGATTATGCAAATCATCAACCGGCACAGCGGCACTCAGGGTGAAGAAAAAAATGCGTTTTTGGAATTGCTCACGAACAGGGGGTTTTAGGATATGAAATTAACAGAACGATTTGAAAAAGTGAATATAGACCGGCTCGTGCCGTATGCGCGAAACGCTCGTACCCATAGCAAGGAGCAGATTTTACAGCTTCGCTCCTCCCTCCGTGAATTCGGTTTCGTCAACCCCGTCATCGTGGACAAGGACCTGAACATCATAGCGGGACACGGACGGATCATGGCGGCAAAGGAAGAAGGCTTGACTGAAATCCCCTGCGTGTTCGTGGAGCATTTGACCGAAGCCCAGAAACGGGCATATATCCTCGCCGATAATCGTCTTGCCTTAAGTGCCGGATGGGATGAGGAACTGCTCGCCTTGGAGTTTGCCGACCTGAAAGACCTCGGCTTTGACCTTGAACTGACCGGGTTCGACGCAAAGGAAATAGAGAAGCTTTTTGCCGCAGATGGCAATGACGTGGAGGACGATGGGTTTGACCTCACAGCCGCCCTTGAACAGGCGGCTTTTGTTTTGCCTGGCGACATTTGGACGCTTGGTCGGCACCGGCTTATTTGCGGCGACGCCACCGACGCCGATACGGTGAAAAGGCTGATGGACGGACGCAAGGCAAATCTTGTACTGACGGACCCCCCTTACAATGTCGGCTTCGAGTCGGCGAGCGGGTTGAAAATCAAGAACGACAGTATGAAAGCAGAGCAGTTCTACAACTTTCTACTCTCTTCCTTCTGCAACCTTGCCGAAAACCTCGAAGGCGGCGGCTCGGCGTATATTTTCCACGCTGACACCGAGGGTGAGAACTTCCGCAGGTCTTTCCGTGAAGCGGGATTTCACCTTTCGGGGACGTGCATCTGGGTCAAGGACAGTTTCGTCTTGGGCAGAAGCCCGTACCAGTGGCAGCATGAGCCTATCCTCTACGGTTGGCTGAAAACGGGGTCACATAAATGGTACGCCGGGAGAGCCGAAGCCACGATATGGAACTTCGCCAAACCCAAACGCAACAGCGACCACCCGACCAGTAAACCCCTCGATCTGCTCGCTTATCCCATCAGGAACAGCAGTCAGGCGAACGGTATCGTGCTCGACACCTTCGGCGGCAGCGGTTCAACACTCATCGCCTGCGAACAAGCAGACCGCATCTGCAACATGCTCGAACTGGATGAAAAATATGCCTCGGTCATCCTGCGCCGCTATGCCGAGTTCAAAGGAAACGACGGCGAGGACATCATCTGCGAGCGTGACGGCAAGACCATCGCCTACGCCGAATTAGTGAAGAAGGTAGTTGATCGTGGATAAGGGTATTGTGTTATACACACAAGGATAATGGGCTGTTTTTCCTTGATGTTCAGTGCATTTATTATCACATAATCGCTTGCTATTACTGGCTTTTAGAGTGATATATGTAGTGCACGGGGAAAAAAAACCCTGCAAAATCAAGGAAAACGGAGGAAACGAACATGAAAATCAACTACAACCTAACAGGTGCGGAGCGCAAATCACTGGTGGCGGCCATCAGCCAAGAACTGGATGCTCCGCCCAAGTACCTTGGAGCCCCGACATTCGCCTACGAGGTCGCCAGTTACCACATCGACAAGACCGGCACGGTCTCGGGCGCGGACAACCGCGATCTGGTCGCAGACCTTTGCGGGCTGCACAGCTTCAAGGCGGTAAGTGAGGAATACGACGAGCAGACCACCGAAACCGAAGTCCCCGCTTTCGAGGGTTTACAACTCACCGAGCGTGAGGAACTGGGGCTTGGGCAGGAACGCCGCGAACTCGTCGGCGAGGACGGAAGGCAAGCAAGCGACTGCCCCGAAAGCTACACCTACCAAGCGGAACTAAGCGACCCCGACTGCCCGGACCGTATGGAGGTATTTGGTGCGGAAAACGACGAGGACGCCCTGCGGCAGGCTTACGAGTTTTGTGAGGGCGAGGTGGTCTTGCTTGAACTCTTCCAACTGGACGAGGAGTACAACACCATCCGCTCGGTGGAGATTACACCCCGAACCGACCGCCTGACCATTGAGATGCCCCTTGACGGCTTCACACCCGATAAACTCGACAACCTCGCCAAACTGATAAACGCCAAAGCCCCTCTGCTCAAGACGGCGCTCGGCACGGACGACCTGCCGATTAAGCAGACCGCAGACACGCTCCAGTTCCCTTGGTTTAGAGGGACGATTGACGCGGAACACACGGAAGCCTACGCCACGCTGGTCAGCCTGCTCTGCAAGACAGCGGTTGAAAAAAAGCGCGTCACGGCGAAGGGAAAAAATGGCATTGAAAATCCCAAATACGCCATGCGGTGCTTCCTTCTCTCCCTCGGCTTCATCGGTGACGAATACAAAGCTGCTCGGAAGATACTGCTTTCAAAGCTTGAGGGTGACTCAAGCTGGAAAAACGGAAAAAAAGCCGAAACGGAGGTGGCGGGCAGTGAGTAATTTTATTTCAAACACCGCCCTTGAAGCACGGAGGGCAATATACAAAAAAGGTGTGCGGGTTCAATTGGTATCAATGAACGACCCCTACACCAAGCTAAAGCCTGGCGACCTCGGCACGGTAGACTTCGTGGACGACACTGGCACGGTTTTCATAATCTGGGACAGCGGCTCCCACCTCGGCGTAGTTTTTGGTGAAGACGAAATACGGTTGCTTTCCAAAGCCGAAGTCATAAAAGAGCAATGCCGAAAAGTGGCGGCTACGGGACGCACGAACATGTTTGACACGAAGGCGGTATTCGAGATTGCAATTGAGAGGGGCTTCACCGAATTGGCGGATTTCATTTTCATGAACACCAAGCGGTATTCAACTCTAATTTTGACGGGGGAACTGGACTATGTGGAGTGAAGGGATAATCGCCTGCCTGACGACGGGCAACAAGTACAAATACTGGGTCAAGCATTTTGAGGACGGCTCCCAGTTTGGTATCGACGGCGGCAAGGTCAGCAAACTGACCATCCGCAAGTTTGGCGAAACCCGTGACCTCTGCAACTACGACAGGGGTTGGGACATCGAACCCACCGACGAGGTGAAGGCGGTCTACGCTATTATCATGCAAACGTACAACTAACCACGGAAACAACCGAGGACAGCTACCCCGCAAGGGGCTGTCTCTCGTACAGATAGATTTTGAAGGCTTCTTTTGAGGTCTTTTTATTTTGCGCGGAAGGAGAATGTCGATGCCCGAATTTACATACAAACCCACACCGCTGATGCTCCCAACCAGCCGCTACGACGAGCGGCGGGCGGACTTTGCGGTTAATTTTATATCTATGCTCAAGCACACCACGGGCGAGTGGTACGGGAAGCCGTTCCGACTGATGCCGTGGCAAGAGCAAATTATAAGGGATATTTTTGGCATCGTCGGAGAGGACGGTTATCGGCAGTTCCGCACGGCGTATGTCGAGGTCGGTAAGAAAAACGGCAAGTCCGAACTGGCTGCGGCAATCGCCCTCTACCTCCTGTTCGCCGACGGTGAAGCGGGCGCGGAGGTCTATTCCTGCGCCGCCGACATCAATCAGGCGAGCATCGTGTTTAATACCGCCAAGGCGATGGTCGAGCAATGCGGCGACTTGGCAAGACTGTCAAAACTCGTGCCCTCCACCAAGCGGATTATATTCCCGCACACCAACAGCTTCTACAGGGTATTGTCCTCGGAAACGAAGTCCAAGCAAGGCTTCAATGTGTCCGGGCTTATATTCGATGAACTCTTCGCCCAGCAAACCAGAGAACTTTTCGACACTATGACGAAGTACACGGGTGACGCCAGGCGACAGCCCCTCTACTTCCTCATCACAACGGCGGGTAGGGACAAGACGAGCATCTGCTACGAAATCCACCAAAAAGCCAAAGCGGTTCTGGACGGCTCGAAAATAGACCCGTCCTTCTATCCCGCCGTGTTTGGCATCGATGAGGACGACGATTGGAACGACGAATCCGTCTGGCGACGGGTTAATCCCTCCATCGGCGTGACGATCCCCTTTGAAACGGTGCAGGCCGCCTACGAACAGGCGAAGCAGAATCCCGCCGAGGAGATGCACTTCCGACAGTTCAGGCTCAACGAATGGTGCAACGCTGATATCCGCTGGATGCCGATGGATAAGTGGGATGCCTGCGGCGAGGACATAGACTTTGACGAATACGAGGGTCGAAATTGCTACTGCGGTCTCGATCTTTCCAGTACGGGCGATCTTACGGCTTTGGTACTGGTATTCCCGCCGAGTGGTGGCGATACCAAGTACACGGTGATGCCGTTTTACTGGCTGCCGGAGGATGTTATCGACTTGCGGACACGGCGCGACCACGTCCCTTACGCCGTCTGGAAGAAAGCGGGCGTGTTCAGCACCACCGAGGGAAACGTAGTGGACTACGATTATATCGTGGCGTTCATCGCCAAGCTGTCGGCACGGTTCAGGATTCGAGAAATCGCCTACGACCGCTATGGTGCGGAAAAGATTCGCCGCGACCTTGAGGAACTGGGCGCAGAGCATGGGTTCACGGTATTCCCGTTTGGCCAGGGTTTCATATCCATGTCCCCGACCTCCAAGGACTTCTATCAGTTTGTGATGGAGGGAAAAATCCGGCACGGTCGGCATCCTGTCCTTGACTGGAATATGGGAAACGTCATCGTTGACCAAGACGCGGCGGGCAACATCAAGCCCAATAAGAAGAAATCAACGGAGAAAATAGACGGCGTGGTCGCAGTGATTATGGGGCTTGCAAGGGCTACCCTCGGTGGTGGCATCGACAACGGCAGCGTCTATGACGAAAGGGGGCTGCTATTTATATGAGCATATTTTCCCGGCTGTTCCGTTCCCGTGATAAGCCGCAAAATCGGGTGGGCAGCACATTCAGTTTCCTGTTTGGCGGCACAACCAGCGGTAAGACAGTCAACGAGCGGACGGCCATGCAAACAACGGCGGTATACGCCTGTGTGAGGATACTTGCTGAAGCAGTTGCGGGGCTTCCCCTTCATGTATACCAACACAAAACAGATGGCGGCAAGGAAAAGCTAGTAAGCCACCCTCTCTACTACCTACTCCATAACGAACCCAACCCGGAGATGACTTCATTTGTGTTCCGAGAAACACTGATGAGTCATCTTTTGCTTTGGGGCAACGCCTATGCGCAAGTTATCCGTGACGGTCGCGGCCAAGTGCTGGCCCTCTACCCACTTCTGCCAAGTAAGATGGATATTGCGAGAACAGCAAGTGGCGAACTGACTTATACCTACTACCGAGATTCCGAAGAAAGCCGGATAAATCCGGACAGTGGATCAGTGAAACTCCGCAGGGACGAGGTGCTGCATATCCCCGGCCTTGGCTTCGACGGACTGGTCGGCTACTCGCCCATCGCTATGGCCAAGAATGCCGTTGGTATGGCAATGGCAACAGAGGAATACGGCGCGTCCTTTTTTGCCAACGGAGCCAATCCGGGAGGAGTACTTGAGCATCCGGGTGTGGTCAAGGACCCGAAACGGGTGCGGGATAGCTGGAACACTGTGTACCAGGGCAGCGGCAACGCCCACCGCATTGCAGTGCTGGAAGAGGGTATGAAATTCCAGGCTATTGGTATCCCGCCGGAACAGGCGCAGTTTCTGGAAACACGGAAGTTCCAGATCAATGAAATCGCCCGTATTTTCAGAGTTCCGCCCCATATGGTTGGTGACCTTGAGAAGTCGAGCTTTTCAAACATCGAGCAGCAGTCGCTGGAATTCGTCAAGTACACCCTCGACCCGTGGGTGGTCCGCTGGGAGCAGGCTTTGCAGCAGTCCCTCCTCCTGCCTTCTGAAAAGCACCGATATTTTGTGAAGTTCAATGTGGACGGGCTGCTTCGGGGCGACTACCAAAGCCGGATGTCCGGTTATGCGACGGCACGCCAGAACGGCTGGATGTCGGCCAACGATATCCGCGAACTGGAGGACATGAACCGCATTCCCGCCGAGGATGGCGGAGATATGTATCTGATTAACGGCAATATGACAAAGCTTGCTGACGCAGGTCTGTTTGCTAACAACCAACCGAAGGAGGTCAGTACATGAGGAAATTCTGGAACTGGGTACGGGATTCGGATGAAAGCCGCACCCTTTATCTGAACGGTCCCATCGCGGAAGAAACGTGGTGGGGCGACGAAGTTACGCCCAAGCTGTTTAAAGATGAACTGCAGTCAGCTTCCGGTAATATCACGATATGGATTAACTCTCCCGGCGGTGATGTGTTCGCGGCGGCGCAGATTTACAACATGCTTATGGACTACCCAGGACAGGTCACCGTCAAGATTGATGGCCTGGCGGCCAGCGCCGCTTCAGTCATCGCCATGGCTGGCGGCGATGTGTATATGTCGCCCGTGAGTATGCTGATGATCCACAACCCCAGCACCATTGCCATCGGTGACAGCGAAGAAATGCTTCGGGCCAAAGCGCTGCTGGATGAGGTTAAGGAAAGTATCATTAACGCTTACGAACTGAAAACCGGTTTGTCGCGCGTGAAGTTATCGCACCTGATGGACGCGGAGACCTGGATGAATGCAAAAAAGGCTGTGGAACTCGGCTTTGCGGATAAAATCCTGTTCACGGACAGCGCGGAGCCGCAAGACACAGGGCAAGGCCTAATTTTCAGCAGGGTGGCTGTTACCAATTCCCTGCTTGGGAAAATCCCCAAACCAAAACCGAAAACGGGTACCCCGATTGAGTCGCTGGATAAGCGGCTCTCTTTAATTTCCCACTAAATTTAAGGAGGAAAACCACAATGAGTAAAATCTTAGAGTTGCGTGAAAAGCGCACGAAAGCATGGGAAGCCGCTAAGGCATTCCTTGACACCAAGCGGGGAGGCGACGGACTTTTATCCGCCGAGGACACCGAAACTTATGAGAAGATGGAGTCCGATGTGGTAGCGCTGGGTAAGGAAATCGACCGGCTGGAGCGTCAGGCTGCCCTCGATTTGGAGCTTTCTAAACCTGTCAGTACCGCCATTAAAACTACACCTAATGGCGACTTTGCTGATTCTAAAACAGGTAGAGCTTCCAATGAATATCGGCATGCCTTCTGGAAAGCCATGCGTAACAAAAATAGCTATGATGTACAAAACGCGCTGCAGATTGGCACTGATTCAGAAGGGGGCTACCTGGTCCCGGATGAGTTTGAAAGAACCCTGATCGAGGCTCTTGAAGAAGAAAATATCTTTAGAACCCTGGCCAAGGTGATTACCACCTCCAGCGGCGACCGGAAAATCCCGGTGGTGGCATCGAAAGGAACTGCATCCTGGGTGGATGAAGAAGGTCCAATTCCTGAATCCGATGATGCTTTTACGCAAGTGTCCATCGGGGCCTATAAGCTCGCCACGATGATTAAGGTCTCTGAAGAACTTTTAAACGATAGTGTTTTTAACCTCGAGACCTACATTGCCAAGGAGTTTGCCAGACGTATCGGGGCCAAGGAAGAGGAAGCCTTCTTTATTGGCGATGGAGTCGGCAAGCCGACCGGCATCTTTAATGCCACAGGCGGTGCTTCCCTTGGTATAACATCGGCCTCCGCTACCGCCATTACCGTGGATGAGGTGATGGATCTCTTCTATAGCCTTAAATCGCCCTACCGGAAGAAGGCCGTATTTGTTATGAACGACGCGACGGTAAAAGCCATCCGGAAATTAAAAGATGGAAACGGTCAGTACCTCTGGCAACCATCCATTGCCGCAGGCCAGCCGGATACGATCCTCAACCGGCCGGTGAAAACATCGGCTTTTGTTCCCACCATTGCAGCCGCAGCCAAGACCATCGCCTTTGGAGATTTTAGCTACTATTGGGTGGCTGACCGGCAAGGCCGCTCTTTCCAAAGGCTTAATGAACTCTTTGCCGCAACAGGCCAGGTTGGCTTTAAAGGCACCCAGCGCGTGGACGGCAAGTTGATCCTTGCAGAAGCCATCAAGGTTCTTCAGCAGAAAGCGTAGGTGAAATGACATGAGTAACGTTAAAAACTATACAGAGCAGGGCGGCGAGAAAACGGTGATCGGCGGCGAGCTTGACATACCCACAGGGGGCAAGTTGACCTTTGAAGGAGCCGAACTAAAACCTGCAGCGGTTCAAGGGGACAGTATCGCTTCTACAGTGACGGAAATCGTTGCCGATTTCAATGCCCTGCTGGCGAAATTAAAAGCGGCAGGGCTAATGCGCTCTGTATAACGGGAGGATGTGAGCGCAGTGTTTGTTACCCTTGAAAACACAAAAGCGTGGTTACGCATCGAAGCCAATAACGAGGATGCGCTCATCGAAAGCTTCATTGTGGCAGCGGAGGATATGGTAGAAGGTATCCTCCGCTTTCCTTTAGCGGAGTTTGCAGTCGTACCGGAGCCGGTCAAACATGCTATTTACTTTGCGGTTTCCAAGCTCTACGAAGAACGCAATGAACTAGATACTGCTACGCTGACAGAGGTTCTAAAAGCACTTCTTTTTTCCTACAGGCAGGTGCAATGGTGATGAAGATTGGTAAGTTAAGGCACAGGGTCACCCTTCAGGAATGCATAGCTTCAAGAGACAGCTTTGGTGCAGAGGTTCTTACTTGGGTTGATATAGCAACTGTGTGGGCAAGTGTTAGCCCGATTTCAGGAAAAGAGTATTTTGCCGCCCATCAGATTAACGCAGAGGTAACAACCAAAATAACGATGCGCCATAGGCCCGACATTCTACCTAACATGCGTGCGGCCTTTCAAAACTGCCTATTTGATATTGTCTCTGTTATCAATCCAGAAGAGAAAAATATTGCGCTCATTTTAATGTGTAAGGAGCGTGTGGTCGATGGCTAGGCGAGCGAAGGTTAGGAAAATAAAGACCCACATTGAGGGGATGGGTAAAGCAAGGAAACTCATGCAGGAGTTGGGTGACGCAGCAGCGGACGTTTTAGATCAGGCCGCCAGAAGCGGTGCAGAGATTGTCCTGGCAGAGGCAGAAAAGAAAGTGCCCGTTGACACAGGGACACTCAGAGACAGTCTCTTGATTAAAAAGAGCAAGCTCAAAAATGCCCACATTAAAAGCCAGTACTATGTAACAAAGAAAAGTGGTGTGGACTATTTTGTACCCGTGGAGCTTGGCACCTCCAAGATGAAAGCGCAGCCCTTCCTGCGACCGGCGGTGGATGAAAACACAAGAACCGTAGCCACGAAAATCAACGCTGAAATCCTAAAAGCAATCGGGAGGATCAAATGATGCGGCTGGAAGAAGCAGTAAGCGCTTATTTACAACCCAAGCTAAACAATCAGCTCTATCCCTTCCTGCTGCCGCAAAATACTGCCCTCCCTGCCGTGGTCTACCATCCCGTTTCAGTGGAGAGGCTTCACAGCCTCGTTTCGGATAGCGGGTTTGTCAAACAAAGGCTGCAGTTTTCGTGTTACGGAAAAAGTTACAAGGAGTCCGTGCAACTGGCAGAGAGTATCCGCCAAGAGCTACAGAATTACACCGGCCAGATGTCTGGCCTATCCATCGGCAGTGTGTTGCTGATAGAGGAAATAACAAACTATGAAGCCGGTACCAATGTGTACTCTGTATCCATAGAATTTGAATTTCAATTTGAGGAGGGGTAAACCATGGCGATCGCTGGTAAAAGCGGGAAACTGGCAATCGGGGCAAGCACGGTCGTTGATGTAAGCAGCTGGTCTCTGGAACTGGGTGCCGATACCTTGGACGTGACAGCCCTGGGGGATGACTGGAAGAAATTTATCGCTGGCCTAAAGGAATGGTCAGCTTCGGCAGAGGGTTTTTATTCCGTGCATACCGATACGACCGGGCAGAAGGCTCTGCAGGATGCTTATCTAAATAGTACGGAGGTTTCACTGAATCTGTATGTCAATGCGGTTAACTACTATGCAGGCAGCGCCTATATCTCAGGGCTTTCGGTTGAAGATCCGGTTGATGATACGGTGAGCATTTCCTTTGAATTTCAGGGAACCGGCCCGCTGACCTACAACTAGGAGGTGAAGAGTTATGCCCATTGCGGGTAAAGTGGGTGCGGTGTTTCTGCAGACAGAAGGAGTGCCTGCAGCCTTTATCAAAGAAGCAACAACCGCCAACGCGCAAAGGATGGAGTATTCTATCAATAATCCGGCCTGCAGGTATCTCGATAAAAACACGGCCGTTACGGTTTATGTGAACGATGTTGTCGTCAGTGGCGGCTACACAATCCAGCACCTTGGCGGAGTAGTACACTTCTCTTCTCCCCTTGACTCACTAGACCAGGTGACGGTCAGTGGCAGCAGTATTGCCGTTGACCAGGCAGGCGGTTTTTTTAGCTGGAGTGCAGAATTGTCTTCCGATACCGCCGATGTGACCACCTTTATAAGTGGCGGCTGGAAAGAGAATCTTCCCACCATCAACGGTTTTTCTGCTTCGGCAGAGAGTTACTGGGCGGATGAAAGGTTATCTGCAAGGCTTGGCCACGAGGTTATCCTCGCACTCTATCTGGACACCGGCATAAGTAAAAAGCGGTATGAGGGCTATGGGATCATTTCTGGAGACAGCATAGAGCTGTCCGTCGATGATGTGGTGAATGAAAGTATTGAGTTTCAGGGCAGCGGCAAGCTCTATTACAGGGAGGATTAAAAAGATGAAGTATGGCGTAACCATAGAGCTGGATAAGCCAAGGACGCTCCGATACGGTATGAATGCCCTCATTAAAATTGAGGAACTGACCGGCAAGAACCTGGCGAAACTGGACCTTGATAATATCTCCATCAAAGACCTGCGGACGATTGTCTATGCGGGTCTTTTTCATGAGGATAAAGATTTGACACCGGAAAAATGCGCGGATCTTATTGATGAATACAGCAGCATTACGACGGTGGCCGAGAAGTTGGGTGAAGCCATGACCTTGGCATTCGGTGGGAAACCGGGAAACCCCCAGGCGGTGGAAGCAGTAAAGAAATAAGCTTTGACGAGCTGTTTTCCATCGCCGTGAAGAAACTGAAACTTAAACCGGCTATGTTTTGGAGGCTGACTCCCCATGAACTTTCGGTGATGCTTGAGGGCTATGCAGAAGAGAAAGCCGAACGACGGCAGGAGCTGCTATACCTTGCCTGGCATATCGAAGCTTTCGCAAGGCAAAAAAGGTTGTTAAGCCTTACAAAAATTCTTAAGGACAGCGGGATGAAGAAAAAAACAAACAGCCGCCTGTCAACCGAGCAGCTGATGAAAATTGCGCAAAGCAAGGGGTTAAAAGTGCCTACGGTGTGGAGGTGATGGTGTGGCTGTACTTCGTAATGTTGTGGTAAAAATCGGAGCCGATATTTCAGCATTGCAAAAAGGCTTGGACGATGCGTCAAAGAGCCTAAGCAAAGCAGGCAAGAGTTTTGCATCGGTCGGCGGCACCTTGACCAAAGGCCTGACCCTCCCCATCGCAGCCGCTACCACAGGAATACTAAAGCTCGGCATGGATTTCGATAACGCTTTCGACAAAATTCGCATAGGCACCGGGGCAACGGGGGATGCCCTGGAGGAGTTAAAGGGTGACTTTAAAGCGGTTTACTCCTCCGTTCCGGCAGGGATGGCGGATATAAGCACTGCCATTGCTGACCTAAACACGCGGACAGGCCTGGCAGGCAAACCCCTTCAGGCATTGTCAGTGCAAATGCTGAACCTATCCCGGATCACCGGAGAGGACCTATCGGGCATGATTTCAAACTCCTCTCGCCTTTTTGGGGATTGGAGCATCGCTGCCGATGATACGGCTGGCACGATGGATTATTTGTTTAAGGTGTCCCAAAGCACGGGTATCGGCTTTAATGACCTAAATGCCAAGCTCGTGCAGTTTGGGGCGCCTCTTCGCCAGATGGGCTTTGACTTTGAAACGTCTGCCGCTATGCTTGGCAAGTTTGAAAAGGAAGGGGTTAATACCGAGTTGGTGCTGGGGGGTCTTCGGATTGCTCTTGGCAAGATGGCAAAAGTCGGCATCACCGACACCAAAGCCGCCCTGGAAGAAGTCACAAAACGAATCAAGGAAGCAGGCTCAACCGGGGAAGCAAACGCCATAGCCCTTGATATGTTTGGTTCAAGAATCGGCCCGGATATGGCGGCTGCCATCCGAGAAGGCAGGTTTGAACTAACAGAACTCGTGTCGAACCTGAAGACGAGCAGTGAAAGCATCAACGGAGCTGCCTTTGAAACGATGGATTTTGCCGACCAGCTCACAGTGATGAAGAATAAAGCGGCAGTCGCACTTGAGCCTTTGGGGTCTTCTCTGATGCAGGCCATTAACGCTGCCATGCCAGCCATAGAAGGGCTTATTGAGAAGCTAACCGGCGTTGTTGATTGGTTTGCCAATCTAAACGGTGGCTCGAAAATGCTTGTCTTGTCCCTCATTGGTGTTGCTGCAGCCATTGGCCCGGTATTATCCCTGGTAGGCAACCTGACCAGCGGTATAGGCTCTGCAGTGAAAATGGTGCAATGGTTGGCAGATGCCAACACCCTGGCAACCCTTAAAACCACGGCCATGACCGTAGCACAAAAGGCAGCGGCGGCGGCACAGTGGCTTCTCAATGCAGCCATGTCAGCCAATCCCATCGGTATCATTCTTGTCGCTCTTGCTGCACTGGTGGCGGCAATCGTCTATTTGTGGAATACCAATGAAGGGTTTAGAAATGCTGTGATTGCGATTTGGGACGGCATCATGAGTGGAGTAAAGGCGGCGATAGATTTTATCCTGAATCTGTTTGCCACTGTGGTCAACTTCTTTAAGAACAACTGGCAAAGCGTTCTCCTCTTTATGGTGAATCCCTTTGCCGGTGCTTTTAAATATCTCTATGAAAACAGTGAGAAGTTTCGCTCGTTTGTCAATAACCTGCTGTCTACCATCAAGCAATGGTTTACAGGCCTTTATACCGGGATCAAAAATACGGTCTCAAAGGTTGTCGCAAGCATACAAAGTGCTTTCAATGGTGTAAAGACCTGGATGAGCAATTTTATCGCAAATGGAGTGCAGTGGGGTAAGAATCTGGTAAAGGGGATTGCCGATGGCATTCTCTCCGGCGTGAAATGGGTCAAGGATGCTGTGGCAAGCGTGGCGGATGGGATTAAACGGTTTCTTGGGTTTTCTTCTCCCACTGAAGAAGGACCCGGCGCAAAAGCAGATCTATGGATACCGAATCTGATTACTATGTTAAAAAAGGGTCTTGATGCCGGGATACCTGAGCTTAATGCCTCCCTCTCTGCCGCTATGAATCCGGATATTCATGCTACAACCGCTCTTGCTGTTTCGGGAGAAAGCATGGGAAGATCCGTCAATATCACCATCACCGGCAACTACATCAGGGATGATGACGACATCGACGAAATTGCAGCAAAGCTTGTGAGGAAGTTGAAGCTATTAGGTATCGGGTAAAGGGGGGCGTGGGGTGTTTGCACTAAGTGTGGCAGGAGCCGATAAAACAGGGTTGTTAAAAGCACATTCTCTGAGAATCAAACGTGCGGCCGAGGGCAGAAACGAGTGCGGCTTTACCCTCATTTCCCCTTACGCTTCTTACAATCCCGCGATTGGAGCCGAGGTAATCGCCAGGCTTGACGGAGAAATCGTTTTTGGCGGCGTCATTAAGGAAAGGCGGATTCAACGGCTTAACAAAAACGGGATTATCTACTCTTCCATTCAGGTCGCCTGTCAAGGCTACAACCATATCCCCAAAAGAAGAACGATCCAGTATCGCCCGGACAATGTTTCAGCCGGTCATGCGGTACGATACATGCTAGAGAATGTGCTGCAAGCTGAAGGCATCACCGAGGGTATAATCGAGGATGGAATTGCCCTGTTTGGCTATGATGCAGAACTTAAATCAGTACGGGATGTCCTTGATGATTTGGCAGAAAGCTGCGGCTTTAAATGGTATATAGCCGATGATAAAAGGTTGTTCTTTCTTAAAAGCGACACCATTCCGGATGCCCCTTTTCAGCTGCTTGAAGAAGGCGGCCCGTTTTTAGGTTTCTTTGACGTAGAAGTAACCGATACGTTGGAGGGCTACCGAAATAAGCAATTTGTAAGAGCCGGGGACCGAATCATCGTTATGCAAAATGACAGTGAGATTGCAGCTAGGTCAGCGGTAGAAGGGGGTACGGGTGTTTATGGCGAGGTAGAGGAAAACATCAATGTCCAGGAAAGATTAGATGCGGAAAGGCTGGCAGACGAGCTTTTATTTCGCTATGGATCTCATATTCCGGCAACATTGAGTTTCTCTACAAATACCCTTGGCTTTGATGCGGGACAGAGACTCTATGTAGAGCTTCCATCCTATGGGGCATCCGGGAGTTACCTTATTGAGCAGGTTGATATCACCGATGCCGGAGGCGGCCACCTGCAGTTCTCCGTTTATGCTGTAAAAAAGAATTTTGAAAAGACCACGAAAAGAAAGGAAACCTGGCAGGACTATTTTCAAAAGCTTGTTAACAGTTCCAAATATGGAACCGGCAGCACCGAAGAAGGAGCACTGATTTATTCCTGCGATACGTTGGTGATCGATTCGAATGAAAAAACAACCCTTAATCTTTCCCCGACGGTATCCACCACCACCCACCTGTATCTTGCCTTCACGATAACGGGAAATGCCACAACGGCATCCCAGCTGCAAATTAAACTGCAGTTTAATGGAGAAACAGTCAGAACGTATCGTCATGTGCTGTCCATCGGGAATAACACCCTTTCCGTCAGTACCATTATCAGTTCGGTGAAAGCCGGAAGCCATTCCGTGCGCCTGATTCTTAGTATGGCTAGCGGAACGTTAACGATTGCTGCAGGTGAACATGATGGGTATATTCGTGCCGTTGGAATGGCCGGGATTGGTACGGCTCCTCCGGAAGCAAACTGGGTGGAACCGGTTGCCTATGTGGATGGGAGCGGAAATGTTCACATTATCGACAGCATACTATTCCCACCAACGGTAAACCAGGGCCATGTCAAACAGGTGCCGTATGTAAATATCACAAGTGATGTCTTGGTGGGGTACGAAACAGATACCACCGGTGTTGATAATTGCCTCTGGTTTAGATATCCTCTTGCCCTTTCCTTCCATGGCAGGGCTTGTGTGCCTTTTATTGTAGTAGAGATCAAAGTCAGTATGCAGCCGCAAGTATTACTAGCAGCTGCAAGAATTAGGCCGCCGGTCTTTAGAATAGATGAAAAGACCGCTGTAGCACCGGGCAGCTTCAGAGCTGCAGCAAAAATGAATTACGTAAATGTGGGGGTGATCTAGGTGCAGGCAACAGCAAATTGGTACCATAACGCGATTCTTAAAATCTTCAACAAGGAAATCTCATGGATGAACGATACCATAAGAGTAATGCTTGTAACCGATAGTTATATTCCCGATAAAGCAACCCATCAATATAAAAGCAACATCATTGGGGAGGCAACAGGGACAGGCTATACCGCAGGAGGGGTTGTTCTTGGCACAAAGACGGCCACCATTGATAACGCCACAGGGGTTCTGACCTTAGATGCGGCAGACAGTGTTTGGGTCAATGTCACGCTTTCGAATGTCAAGTATGCAGTAATTTACGATGACAGCCATTCAAGCGATGCATTGCTCGGGTATATTGAGCTGGACCTGCCGGTCAGCCCACTCAATCAGAACATGGCGATAGAGTGGCACGCCGATGGGGTTTTTAGCATCACCCTAGGAGGTGGCACTGTATGAGCAACTTTGTAAAGAATTGTGAGACGGGAGAGCTTATAACACTTCCAAAAAGCAAGCCTGACTTCGCAGTTAAGGGGAAAGCCCTGGTGGAGCTCTTTAGTGAACGTACGGGGAAAAAAGTGCTCGAGGCTGAAACGGAAAACATCATTAACAACGTGTTAGCCAAAGACAGCTTTATATCAGGCTTTGATAGCCTGTTTGGCTGGAACCAGCATGGAACACCCAGGCGGTCGATGTTCCAAAACATCGTGCTGACCAACTACACAGGCCCGGAAGACCCGGATGCTTTTTATGTCAAAGGAGATACCATCGGCTGGGCCGCGAAAATGGATGGGTACATTGGAGCTGATGTAAAACGAGGTTCGATTAATGTCGCGGAATCCAGCAGGGATTATGGAGAATATAAGTTAGTGTTTGACTGGCCAACCCATTCTGGCAACGGTACTTTCAATTCGATTTGGTGGGCTGGCGTCAATGGTTATGAACCCCAGATAGACTTTATTAACTTAGGGTCGACCTCGATTCCCGGAACGAATACGCCTACGTATAGAACGTGCATGGGTCCAAGATATGGTGTGTATGTGCCTCAAAATACCGGCGTCATTATTGTAAAAACGCCCACCTATGACGGGATGAACCACCCCACCAACTTTAGCAGCCATTCATCGGACACTTTGGACTTAAGCTATATTGACACAAAGATTCAGGGGATCTGGTGGGATGGGGAGTTCTTTTGGATCTATGGCGATACCAACCGAAAGTATTACAAGTGTGATGGAAACTTCAGCGTTCTCCTTGAATTTGATGCACCACCGGCCGCATCCAGTGCAGCCTCCAGATATAACTTTACTACCTGTAAGGGGAAGTTTTTTACCTATACGCAGGAGGCAACTGATGATTGGTCGTTTCGGCGATACAGTTATCAGGGTGTTGTAGAAAGTGTGTTCAATCTATATGGGCAGGAAGGTATAACAGCGCCGTCAGCCATGCATATCGTTGGCGATGCAAAATGTTTGATTTTCCACGAAGCAAATCTAAGAAAAATTGCCCTTATAGATGAAAATGGGGTCACACTCAAATTTGCAGTTACTGCGAATGAGCAGGCTACGAATAGCTATTTAAGCAACAGAAGCTTACTATATGACCATAAGAGAAATATCTACTATGGAAGGTATATGTACTACAACAACTATTCCCACCTCCATTTCCAGCCTACCTGGTATCCCGGAGCGCAAACACTGCTGGCTTCTCCGGTGACAAAAACAAACTCCAATACAATGAAAGTTACGTATACCTTCAAAGTGGCGCTCCCACAGTTTTAAACGAAATATCGCTTACGACACCTTTAAAATTTCAGGGGTGTTTTTTTATGCCCATAATTGAAAGTGAGGAATGAAGAATGAAATCTATCTGGACAGCGACTCAGTTAACCTTTAGTGTCATAGGTGCTTATGTAGGTTACTTTTTAGGTGGATGGGACGGATTCCTATATGCCCTTGTGGCCTTTGTGGTTGCCGATTATGTAACGGGAATTATGGTCGCCATTTTGGAGAGGAAACTCTCAAGCGACATAGGTTTTCGGGGGATTTTCAAGAAAGTAATGATTTTTACCCTTGTGGCTGTGGCCCACACCATCGACACCCATATCCTCGGAGATGGGAGTGCCATTCGCACTGCAGTCATCTTTTTCTATCTCTCCAATGAAGGCATCAGCATACTGGAAAACGCAAGTGTGATCGGCCTTCCCATCCCTGAAAGGCTGCAAGCTGTGCTGGCTCAACTGAGCGGTAAGGGGGATGAGTAAAGTGAAGCTGATAACCAAATACATGACCCGGAATGACTGCTATACTGCCGGGCGTAAGATTACCCCCAAAGGTATCATGGTCCATTCCACCGCGACGCCTGGTATCATGGCTGCTGACTGGTTCCGTCGTTGGAACAAATCCTACAAAGCCGGTGAAATAAACAGGCAAGTGTGTGTCCATGCCTTCTTGGATGATAAAGAAGTCTGGCAATACCTGCCCTGGGACCACCGAGGCTGGCATGCAGGGGGAGACGCCAACAATACCCACATCGGTTTCGAGATCTGCGAGCCGGGTGGGTTTTCTTATTCTGGCTCCACTATGGTCGGTTATGACGCCGCAAAGCATGAAGCCTACTTCAGAAAAGCCTGGCAGAACGCAGTTGAGCTCTGTGTGCTGCTCTGTAAAGAGTACGGGCTCACTGAAAGAGATATTATTGGTCATGCCGAAGGGCATAGGCAAGGAATTGCCAGCAATCATGCAGACCCGTTGCACTGGTTCCCTAAACATGGAGAGAGCATGGATACATTCCGGGCTGATGTCAAGAAGCTACTCAACGCCGAGAACGCTCCCACGCCGCCGCAGAAGCTCTACAAGGTGCAGGTCGGGGCGTATTCGGTCAAGTCCAACGCCGAAGCTATGCTCACCAAGGTTAAGGCGGCTGGATTCAAAGACGCTTTTATCAAAACTGAATAAACTGCCTATCTGGTACGCAAGCTCCCCTCTTCTGTCTGTAGACGGTAGAGGTGAGCTTTTCTTTTTCCACCTTGATCAGATACCTACAAAAACGGATTTGTCCGGTACTCAAACCTGACTTTTCTGTCCTGTGGATGGTGGAAGGGTTAAACGCCCTCCGATTGGAGGAAATGAAGATGACAAATTTTACAGACGAAAAATCGGAAACCGGTTATAAGAAAAAACCTGTTACACAGAATCAACTGCAGCGTGAAGTCGATTATGTAATGGCACAGAGAATCCTTGAATCCTTGCTTGATAAAGGATTAATTTCCCTGTCAGAATTCAACAAGATAACTACACTAAATCGCGAATCTTTTTCTCCGGCTTTAGCACCGATCATGCCCTAAAATCGTTGATATTAGTTCGGTTCAGAGTTAATATGTAACACTGACAAGGAGGTGAGAACTTGAAAAAGGTAACGAAAATCGCCCAAAATACAGCTGATTTTACCGAACGGCCCAAGCTGCGTGTTGCCGCCTACTGCCGTGTCTCTACCGACAGCGATGAACAGCTGGTCAGCCTTGAAACGCAGGTAAAATACTACGAATCCTACATTAAAACAAATCCTGATTGGGAGTTCGCCGGACTTTATTATGACGAAGGCATCACAGGCACCAAAAAGGAAAAGCGGACTGAACTGCTTCGAATGATTGCTGACTGTGAAAATAAGAAAATTGACTTTATCGTAACAAAGTCCATCAGCCGGTTTGCTAGAAACACTACGGACTGCCTAGAACTGGTCAGGAAGCTGATTAACCTCGGCATCTTTATTTATTTCGAGAAAGAGAACATCAACACCGGCTCAATGGAAAGTGAGCTCATGCTGTCAATCCTATCTGGACTGGCTGAAAGCGAATCAGTCTCCATCGCGGAAAACAGCAAGTGGTCGGTAAAGCGCCGGTTCCAAAACGGCACTTACAAAATAGCGTGTTCGCCCTATGGCTACGATGCCGTAAGTGGTGAGCTGGTTGTAAATGAACAGCAGGCTGAAATCGTCCGATTCATTTTTTCTGAAATTCTGTCCGGAAAAAGCCTTTACAAGATTGCGGATGAGCTGAACCGCCGCAGTATTCCATCCAAGAAAGGCGGCCGATGGACAGGCACTACTATCCGAGGTATGGCTTGTAACGAAAAATACATCGGCGATGCTATCTTTCAGAAGACCTATAGCGACAGTCTGTTCAACAGACATAAGAACAATAGCGAAAAAGAGCAGTATCTAATTCGGGATCACCATGAACCGATTATCAGTCGTGATGATTTTGAAGCCGCCCAGAAGGTCATTGAGCAGCGTGGTAAAGAAAAGGGCGTGGAAAGGTACAATGAGAAATACTTAAGCCGATACCCCTTCTCCGGGAAAATCATCTGCAGTCAGTGTGGTGGCACATTTAAGCGCCGAACCCATTCCAGCGGACGCAAATACATTGCATGGTGTTGCACCACCCATATTCAAAACATCGGAAAATGCTCTATGAAATACATCCTGGATTCAGATTTTGAATACGCCTTCATTACTATGATAAACAAGCTAATCTTCAGTCATCAAACAGTGCTGAAGCCTCTACTGATAGGCCTGCGCGGTGTGAATACTGACGATAGCCTCGTTAGCATTCAAGAGATTGATAACAAACTTGAGGAAAACGCAGAACAGCAAAATGTGCTAGTCAGTCTGATGACCAAAGGATATCTCGACCGCGTTGTTTACAAGAAAAGCAGCAATGATTTACTTCAGGAAGCCGATCGATTACAGCGTCAGAAAGAGTCCATCTACCGCCTACTACAAAGCGGGAACCAGCATTTGAGCGAGGTCAGTACCTTACTGCAATATGCCACCAAAGCAACCATGCTAAAACACTTTGACGGAGATGTTTTCGGGAATTTCGTCAAACAGATTATTGTATATTCCCGGACAGAGATTGGATTTGAATTAAAATGCGGCATTACATTGAAAGAAAGGCTGGTGAGATAAATGGGCCACACACCATATGGTTATCGGATAGAAAACGGCAAAGCCTTGATAGATGAGCTTGCTGCTGAGCAGATAAAGGCGCTATTTCAGGCTTATGTATCCGGTGATTCCTTAGTGACTGCTGCACAAAAGGCAGGAATTTTAACATCCCATGCGGCTATCGGAAACATACTCCGGAATAAACATTACATCGGTGATGAGTACTACCCGCCAATTATTGATTTGGACACGTTTGAAACTGCCGAAACGGAACGCATCAGGCGAGCCGAAAAACTCGGTCGGGTCTATGGACCAAAACCTAATGATGAAGTCATATATCCCACCGCCTTCCGCATCAAAGAAGGCACTGAACGGTTAGACGACCCCTTCCAGCAGGCGGAATACGCCTACAGCCTGATAGAAAGCGAGGTGTAAATTGTGAATGTAAGTAAAAACGTCACCGTGCTCCCAGCCAGGAAGCATGCCAGAGGCAAAAAAGAAGATGAGGAAAAAGCTAAACTCCGGGTGGCTGCCTACTGTCGAGTTTCCACGGACAGCGATGAGCAGGCCACCAGCTATGAAGCACAGATTGAACATTACACAGCCTACATCAATGGTCATCCGGACTGGGAGTTGGCAGGCATCTATGCGGATGATGGCATCTCCGGAACCAACACTAAAAAGCGGGAAGAATTCAACCGCATGATTAACGAGTGCATGGCAGGCAACATTGATATGGTCATTACCAAGTCTATCAGCCGATTTGCGCGAAACACGCTGGACTGCTTGAAGTATATCCGCCAACTGAAGGAAAAGAATATTTCTGTGTACTTCGAAAAGGAGAACATCAATTCCATGGATTCCAAGGGCGAAGTCATGCTTACGATTATGGCCTCCCTCGCCCAGCAGGAAAGCCAATCTTTAAGCCAGAACGTAAAGATGGGACTGCAATACCGCTACCAGCAGGGTGAAATACAGGTCAACTGTAAATGGTTCCTCGGGTATACCAAGGATGAGAACAAGCGACTGGTCATTGTTCCAGAGGAAGCGGAAATCGTAAAGCGCATCTACCGGGAATACCTTGAAGGAGCCAGCATGCTGAAAATTGCCCGTGGCCTTGAAGCAGACGGCATCCTAAATGGCGCTGGCAGGGAAAAGTGGCACACCAGCAACATTAACCAGATTTTGCGAAATGAAAAATATATCGGCGATGCCCTCTTGCAGAAAACATATACAACGGACTTCCTCACGAAAACACGGGTAAAGAATCATGGCATCGTTCCGCAGTATTATGTAGAAAACAGCCATGAAGCCATCATCCCGCGTGAAATTTTCATGCAGGTGCAGGAAGAACTTATTCGACGCCGCATCGTCCATACCAGCCCTAACGGAAAGAACAGAACATTCAGCAGTATTCACTGTTTCTCGAACATGATTATTTGCGGAGGCTGCGGAGAGTTTTACCGCAGGATTCATTGGAACAACCGAGGTAAAAAGTCGGTTGTTTGGCGCTGTATCAGCAGGTTAGAAAATACCGGACTTTACTGCGACGCCCGAACGGTGCTGGAAACCACAATTGAACAGGTACTGGTCACAGCTATCAATAAGACACTCTGCGACAAGGATTCCTTCCTTGTCACCCTGCAGAATAACATCGAAACTGTCCTATGTTGCAATAATGACCAGACGCTGGAAAGCATCGACAAGCGGCTGTCACAGCTGCAAGCAGAGCTTTTAAAGCTGGCAAGCTCCAAGGCCGACTATGAGAAAGTTGGCGATGAAATTTACCGTCTTCGCGAGGAAAAGCAGAAGCTTCAACTGGAAAGCGCAGGTCGAGATGAAGTGAAAAAACGGATTGCAGACATGGGCACTTTCCTGCGGGAACAGCCAACCGTCCTGACCGAATATGACGAGCAGCTTGTCCGGCGGCTGATTGAAAAGGTCACAATCTACGAGGACAAATTCACCGTGGAATTCAAGTCCGGCATGACTGTGGATGTTAATGAATAAGGACAAAAACAAGCAAGGCACTCTACGACTTTTGAACGCAGAGTGCCTTGCTTGCTCTATAAACGAACTGGGAATCACTTTTGAGGTTTTGTGAAGTGCAAAAATTATCATATCTCTTTATAATCCCACAGCTCAGGTGGAAATCTTGTAAGACATTTTTTTGATTCTTGCTTCGGAATTGATACTACCAACAGCTTTCTCGGTCTTGTCATTGCAACATAAGCTATTCTCATTAATTCATCATCAAGTTGACCTGAATATAGAAGTGAAGGCGTAATTGTTTTTCCTGTACTGCTTTCAACCATTAGGAGAGTGGCATCAAACGATTCTCCCTTTACCCCGTGAACGGAGGAGATCGTGGTACCTATTGTCGTTCTTTTTTCGAAGTATTCATTTAGAGGTCTGTCCAGAAATCCTGTACTAAATGATTTACCGACCTTAACACGAGTTTTAAGCTTTATTATGTCTGTAGTATTCCGTGAATCAGAAATAGAAATAATCCCTTGCTGTTTTAATTCATCCATTTTTGAAATAAGCGAGTGTTTCCAGTCCTTCAGCGCTGAATTGGCGTTTGGAAGCGATGAAAGCAATGAAATCACTTTTTGCTTCCACGTTGAATATTCCATGGTGTTTTCTATTGCTTGCCTCACGTCATCAGACGACAAACCGTTAGCATCGCCTATCATTATGTAAAATAAAGCCTTCTCACACTGAGCATAGGCTTCTTTTCTCGATGCACAGTGCCATAGGTAGGTTGCTAAAGCCAGTAAGCGTGTTTCTGTCGTCTGCCATAGGTCGGGAATATCGGTATTTGAATGAATTCTCCCTCGTGTTAATATGGCGACGGAATCATCATCTGGATTAATGCCGTTGATATTACAAAGCTGTAAAAACCAGTTAATTACTTCCCCTTTTGTTTTTTTAGATGTCACTTGAAGCAATACTGGTTTAGAACCAAAATCAAAATGCTCACCTTTTGCTTCTGCAGGTTGTTTCCCTGATAAGATGGCTGAGAACTTTGAGGTCGCATTGCAAATATGCTGAGAGCTGCGAAAATTTGCTGTAAGATATAATGCGTTCCAGTGGGTATTACTTAATTTTTCTTTGAAATATTCAGGAGTCGCATTTCTCCATTCGTATATAGCCTGGTCGGGATCTCCAACAATCACTACAGTAGACGCACCATTTTCTGCAAGCAACTCAATTATTTCCATTTGTTCACAAGAAGTGTCCTGCGCTTCATCGACCATTATTACAGGAAATCTGTTGGCTATTTCATTTGCGATTACAGGATATTTCTTCAATAGTAATAATGATAATGCCGGTACTTCACGCTGTGTCGCAAAACCTTTTTTCAACATTGCTTTTTTTAATGATACACAAGGTTTTGGAGAAGCCACACCACATGAAATCGGCTGATCATTTTTTAGAAGTTTGTTATCAGACCAATGAAACCAACCAGGATTATTAACACAACCATTTTGGTGACATTCCCTTTTTGGATATTGAAGTTGGCCGAGATTATCGTAAATAATCCTTGGACGTCTTCTTTCTGTCGGTTGCATTAAATATCCAAAGCGCAGAAAAATAAATGTATTTATAAAACTATCAAGCGTCCCAATAAAATGAGGAAAGCCGATGTTTTGAAATTTAGTCTCGGCCAATTCCTTTGTTTGGCGGAGTATTTCTTCACTTGCCACATTTGTAAAAGACAAAACCGCTATACCTCGATAAACATATGGCCACGTTTCAAGATATTTTGAGAGCTTTTTACCAACGATAAAAGTTTTACCGCTTCCTGGGCAGGCACATAAAACTACTTTCCCTTCGGCATTCAGAAATGCATTTTGTTCATCAGTCAGCGTTACCAT